CCGATTCGGAACCTTGAAGAAAAAATGGATTTAACATATGATTAACCAATCATATCGAAAGGTGGAAGTTCATAAGTATTGGACATTTTTTCCATCAGTATATCAATTTCTCTTTGGGCATCATCATACATTTGACGACCATTGAGCTCTACTCCACCAGGAAGTTTAACTCCAGTGAATTTCATCATATTCTGCCCCCACTGACGCTTAATCAATGATGTTAAATATGGTTTGATAAAAGAATCGTTCCAGACTCTACTATAATCATTTGGATCTAAAACTGCATAACAATCTATAATAATATAAGTATCGGTACTTAATGATCCCCAATCAACATCCAGATACAACCTATCTTGTCTTTTATTGAAACGAATTTGCTTTTGAGTATTTAATAAAAAGTCCAAATCTTCAAGATAAGTTTTTACCATTGCATATGATAAAAGTTCCGTTGTTCCCCAATAGTAAACATCGTTCAGGAATAACTGATACTTAACGCTAAACATATTATGAGTGATAGTATTTGAACTATCAAATTGAAATAATTTGGTTACTCCTATTACTCCGGGAGGAACCTGCAAATAATTACTATTTTCTTCATAATTGAACGTTGTTGCAGTACCGACAATATTTGTTGTTGCACTTGTAGTTACAATTCCAACACTAGAATTATTACCTCTTGCTCTTCCTCTATCAATGTCATTCTGGGTAACTTTGTATTTAAAAAATGTTTGATAAACTCCATCAAAATGGCGTTCTTGAAAAAACTGAATAGCATCATCTACTAAATCTTCAATCTGCTCATCAGCTACATTGATTTCTAAAACTGGCGCTCCCAGTTTTCTTTTGCAGTAATTTATTAATTCTTGTCGGGTAGATGGTTGCGCCATTTATCTAATACCTCTGAAGATATTTAGGGAGCGGAAGAAATTCCAGGTATAACTAAAATATTTCCATTTACTATTCTATAAACGGTAGAACCGGAACTAACTAAAATATCATATACATATCTACCTTCAGATAATGTTCTTGTTGCAGTTGATCCTAATGATATATTAATTTTACCACCTGCTGCACTGGTAAATCCGACATTAAACGTTGCTGCTGGATATGCAGAAGAACCGATGGAAACGCTTTTTGTCATACGGGAAGTACCTGTCCACCCAGTAAAATTGAATACAGAATTTGAAGGTGTATAAACATTGAAATTGGCCTTAAAATCTGCGCCACTATTGATTGTTAAATTGGATTCATATGAAACTCCAGAATCTGTATCAAACGTTATATTTTTACTTGACATTTGGAACTCCTAAAGATGATACTATCTCTTGTTGTTTTAGGTATAATTTAAAATAACATTTTGCAATATTTTTAACATTTTCAATATCACACATACTATCTATTTCGGAACAAACTCTAAAATATTCAAAACTTTTTGTCAGATTTTTAAGTTCAATTTCATCAGGATTCATTGACTAAACTCCTAAGTAAAGATTTTATTTCGTCAAGATCATTTTTTATATTAGCAACATCAGACTCAAGATTTTGTATCTTTTGATTTTTTTCACTCTTAGAATCTCTTCTTGTAATATATTCTTGATATTCTGACATATTTGCATTGATAATGGAGTTTGTATGAGGGTCTCTCATTAAATTTGAGTGACCCTCGACTTTTAGATAATTCATATTATGCAAGTGCAATAACTCTAAGATCTTTAAATCTTGGTGGATATGCCTGATTTGTTGATGTCATTATAATTTTAATTCTATATGATCTAAATGGTGATAATTGATCGATACTAAATGAATATTCTTTATATTCCAATTCTTGTGATGAAAATGCTAAATGTGTAGATGGACCGATGAAAGTATCTGAACTTCCATCATTATTTGCTGGATTAATAATTTGTTTTTTAGCATCCAAATTATTATAACCTGGGAAAGGTACAAAAATTGGAGTAAAGTTTTGATTTTGTGATGTTGTATAGAAAGCACGAATATCAGAGTAGATGTTTATACTAGCACTCAGAAGAATTAAAATTGAAGAAGCTGAATTTTCCAATACGATTTCTTTGGAAATATACTGGAATGCAGTAGGATCATCTGCGAGACTATTAACTCTATTATCCGTTGCGTAATTTGTAATAACACTATTTACTTTGTTTGAGGTTGTTATTAGGTTAACTCTTTGTGTATCAATCACTGGAGTTAATTTGCTATCAACTGTATTCAGAGTAAGTCTCATATTTAAAGACTTATTGCCGGTCAAATTTGATAATTTTGCAGTCTCATTCACTTTAGATGCAATTATTCTTGTACTATCAAGATAATTTGTCTTGTTTAATGTGATTGACTCATATCCATTATTTACATATGGAATTTCATTTCCATTCAAACTCTGTCCGGTTATTGTTCTCATTTCACCAGTTAAATTAGTTCCTCTAACAGTAAGATTATGTACCATTGGAGTAACCAACTCAAAAGGCATATTTTGAGTTGCCTTAATGTTGTAACCACCAGTTGATTTTGTTTTATTCTGATATAATTTGGGGAAACCAGTTCCAACAGATCTATCATTACCATTTGTTGACATATCAAGTTTAATATTATATGAATCAAAAGTAATAGGATCTGATACTGTTACATCCTCAAGATTATGTGTAGTATTAATTCTATTTAAAGATACGCCTGCCAATTCATACTTATAAACAGGAGTTCCTACTGGATAGTTTTTAGGATTTGTTCCTCTTGTAATGGATCCACCAATCGTTGCTCCAGAAGCAGAGGTATAAGAAATTACCTCATCTCCAATTAAAATATATCCTGGGTTTGTCGTACCAACTCCGACACCCTCAAAAGTATTGAGATTTACAATACTGTCAACAGAAATTGCAGTAGTTGAATTTGAGTTATATGCAAGACTTAATTTTGTTGGTGCGATATCAGACTCAACTCCAGATATATCAACATAATTTTCACTAAAATACATTCCGTGATTCTTATGATTTATTTTAATATGCAATCCATCACTTTCCGTAATAATTTGCGTTGCCGCAACATTTGCACCAGAAGATTGATTTAGATTTGTGGTAATTCCTGAACTATTTACGTATCTAATTGTATTTGCGGCACCAACAACAAAATCGCCTTGAACGTTATCTAAAATTAATTCATTGATTCCGGTAATAATTCCTACAGATAATCTTGCATTAGATCCAACAGATGTTGTTCCAATAGTAGTAATTCCCAAAACATCACCAACTTTATACCCAATACCACCATTTACAATAGTTGCAGCAATTGCCACACCATTACTGATAGTGATATTTGCAGTCGCATTTCTACCATTTCCAGTAATAGTTCTTAGTGAAGTATTGTTAAATGTGTATGATCCAGAGGATGGAGTGTACCCAATACCAGAATTATTAATACTCAAACTTCCAGTAGCAATACCAGCACTATCAACATAATTTCCGGATGCATTTGTGTTATACTGTAAAACAGTATTTCCAAAAGTTAATCCAGAGTCATTTAGAGTTGAACCAATTCCAATTCTAACTCTTCTTGAGTTTGTATTTAATGAATTTGGCATTAAAGTTGCTACTTGGTGATTTCCTTCTGTCAATTCTGGGTTATAAAACTCAACCGTTCCTGAAGTTAAGAAATCTGCTCTGTAAAGAGTAAACTTAAGATCTTCCCACTGACTTGCTTCCCAAGTAGAAGCATTTTGTGATTTAAATAGTGAGCCAAGAGTTGGTTGATTTGAAATATATTGTTGAGTGAGAATATCATTTTCACCAATTCTTGAAATATATACACTATATTTTGTTGAGTTTGATGCAATACATACACAGTAATCAATACCACCTTCAACGTAAACTGGTGATTCGAATGTAAAGGATGTTGCAGCAGAACCATCTGTAGAAGTTATAACATCTTTTGGATCTAAAGTAATCTCCGAGAATGGGAGAATCTTTTGTGTTGGATATCCATTTTGCATCGTCCTTAATTGGAATGTGACTGGAATATCTCCATCATCTTTACTTCTAAAGAAAACATCACATCTAGTTAAGAAAACTCCAGTTTCATCTTCAACCAAGAATGATTGTGCAAGAGGATCATACCAACCTACAAGAACTTGTCTTGAGGATTGTGAAAGTGCATTACTACTTAATACTTGAGTTCCAATCGTTTTCTTTATAGATTTTTCATCAAATTGCTGTTTATCCTGAATTTTTGCATTTCTAACAGAAATAATATTTTCTTGAACAGTTTCTAATGTACCACTTGAAATAAATTGTTCTGTGGCAATTGTTGTGGCAGAATTTTGATCATTTAAGTTGTTATTGGTAAGAATAAATGATTTGGTTCCAGTTTCAAATTTTGGATGAATATTACTATTTGGATCTGGAATAAATAAACTTCCAATTAATGTTGCAGATAAATCTGAAATAAGTTTAACTTCAGTAATTTGTGCTTGAGCTCCACTTGTTTGTCCAACTAAAGTCATTCCACTTTCAACATATCCACTATATCCACCCTGCGTCATATCTGCAAGAGAGAATGTATCAACATTTAAAATATTTGATGTTGACGAATAAGTTGATTGTAAACTTTGTCCACTATATGGATTATATGAGAATGTTGAAACTGCAGAATTATATGGGCCCTCTTTGTGATTTGATTGAGCAACTCTGAAAGTTATCTTAGATGAATTTGAATTTGTACCAGTTCCAGTTTGTTGAGTTTTTCCTTTTACTTCTTCACCAACCTGGAAAACTCCAGAAATCATTTGAATTTGCAGTAGTTTTGGAACACAATATTTTGTTACATCTTTTCCATCAAAGAAAGCATAAAGTTGTGTAAGTGGTTTAATTTTTTTAGAAATAAATTGAATATTTCTTGATCTCATAGTTGTAATTAAATTCCTACTTACAACTTTATCTCCAACCGAAGTTGTATCAAAAACAGGTATAACTTCTGTTTGAGTACTTGTCCTTTTTGAAGTACCTACTGTATAAGTTTCTATGACTTTATCTTCAAATACTGTCGTTGTTTGTGTATCATAGAGTTCTCTAGCTCCACCACCACCTCTCCAATCACCACCTGTTGTTACTGTTCGTTGTTTTGATAATGTAGATGAAACCTCTTTACCTGTCCAGTTATCTTGCCAAGATCCCCAAATTTGTGGGGAAAGTCCAGTTTGTGGATCTACATTTTTAGTTTTAACAGCGTCTGCTAATGTTTGAGCATAATTTCCCTCAATATTGATAATTTTTGCATCTATCTTTGCAGTATCCACCCAAGTATCAGATGCTGGAGTAAGATCCAATGTTCCTTGCCAGAAACTAACTAGAAATGGTGTAACACTTTCAGATCTTGTTGCAAAAACTTGTTTAATCCATTCAACCTCAGCATAATCCAAAGTAACAATATTCCCTGTTTTACGAACATTTATACCTTCGGGTTGAGTAAATTGTAAATCGTCTGTTGGATCAATACCTACAACCGGACCAGAAATTAAATCAATAGAATTTGTATAATGTTCGGGTCTAATTTCTTTATTTGAAAAATCAATACTATTTTTGAATGGAGTTTTATTTTCTTGAGCAAGATAAGATGAAAAATTGTCTACAAAGAACCCAGATTTAAATCTATTAAGTCCATCTGAATCTGGAACAAATAGATTTGCAGTATTTGTTTCGAGAAGAGATAATGTTGTATAATACTCAATACTTTTAATTCTATTTTCAAGTTGCTTAATATCAACCATTCTATATCTCTTATGTTCTAAAAATTCTATTGAAGATTGAGATACATTATAAAGATATGGTGGAAGTGTTATTGATGCAATTTCTAGTGCATCATCAACTGAAACTGGTTTTTCAAATTTTTCTGATGGAGTTCCATATTTAACTTGCATTTTTCCATCTTTGGTAAGATAAATTCTGTCTATTCTTCCAAGATAGAATGAAAATGAAGTTAAAATTGATTCATCTGAAGCAAGAATATTTGCAGCAGAATTACCAGTTCCATTAAAAGATCTACCATAAAATTCTAATGGAGATCTTGATCCTTCTGATACTGAATAATTACTAGTTTTTGGTCTGATATCAATAATATCAGAATTTCTTATACCATTAATAGTTTGTATTTCTTTTCCATAATCAAAAGTACTATATGAGTTGATTGTGGTAATATCACCATCATCGGAAGATTCATAATATCCATTTGAGAAATATACTTTAAGTTTTTTGGTAATTTCTTCAACATCAGATTTTCTTGTTAAAGATCCATAGTTGTAAAAAGATCCATTTTGACCGTTTGTAAATGTAAAATTAGATGAGACATTTAAACTTGGTGAATTTAATGTTACAATAACCGCACTTACTTTAGATTCTTCAAATATAATAGTCTCACCTTCTTTGAAACTATTATTATTTTTTGAAATAAATGCAATTTGAGAATCTGTAAGTCTTTCTGCACAAATTGCAATTGCACCACTTGTTTGTCCTGTAAACTTTTCTCCAATTATTAAATCACTTGTTTTTGTTGATGGTCCACTAATTGACGAAAGTATTGCCGTAGGAGAAGATGGATTTCCAGTATCTAAAGATTCATAAATTGCATAAACTTCAATAATATCAGAAACATTTAGTGAAATATTTTGATCTTGAACTCTTGTACCGTAAGGATAATTTCCATATGATAACCCATCATTGAGGGTAGTGGATCCAATACCCGAAGATGAGTAAATTGATTTATCAATCAAAATTGAGTTGACTCTATTTTTTCTCTTTATTTTTGCTTTTGGTTTAATCTTAGTTAAGGTAGCAATTAAAGTTGCTCCAGTGTTATCTGAACCCAAATTATAAATTTGTAACTGACTAGAACCGCTTATAAATGAGAATTTATCTGCCGTTAATACTTCGGTTGTCCCATCAGATCTAATTAATGAATATCTTTCATTATCAAAAGGTAAAAATGTTTCGTTTGTTCCAGCGGTTGCAGGAGTTGATAGTTGATTTCCTGAAATATTAACAGTAAATTTCTTTCTTATTACTAAAGATGCATTAGTTAAGTCAACAGAAGAGATGTTGTTCTTTGGTAATTTTGTATAAAGTGTGTTATCTGTTGAAGTTTCTAAATTTGTTGTTAAAATTTTAAAATCTGTTACGGATAATGATGTAGTAGGAAGTGCTCCATCACATATTCCAGAAACTGTTGTAATACCAATTGGAATATTTGGAAGTTTAAATCCACCAATAGTTATAGACGTGGTTCCAACAGAAACTACTTTACCATAAAAAGGATCTGTAGTATTTGTGTTTGAATATGAAACTACGTTGTCCCTTTGAACTAGAGTTCCTGGAAATAATGTATTTGGTGATGTAACCGTACTTGTGTATAGTGGATTTGTGAAACTTACTGCAGCACCAATAACAAGTGTGGATACGTTAGAGAATGTAACTGCAGCTCCGACAACCATTGACGAAACATTCGTAAATGATAAGGTGGAACCAATACCAATCGCAGATGATATTGTACTTCCAGTTCCAATGAATAATGAAGTTGATCCTATACCGATACTAACAACAGGTATGCCATAGTTTACAAGTGAAAATGTTACTGCTGTTCCTGCTGTTAGTGTGGTTGGTGAGGTACTTGCTGCACCAATAAAGACGGAAGTTGTACCAACAGAAACAATTGGTGCATTAGTGATTGCTGCTCCTACACTAATGGAGTTTCCTATAGAAACACCAGTAAGACTTGTGACAAAAATTTGAGTTGATCCTATACCAACAGTTTGTCCTGACGTAATAGTTGTAACTAAATTTGGTCTTACTAGATTAAATGAACTTCCAGCAGAAACTCCGCTTACACTTGAAACAAAAAGTTGCGTTGAACCAGCACTAACTGGATTATTGATTAAAATACTTAATGTGGCAGCAGATGTCGATCCTGCTCCAATAGTGACATATGTGCTTCCAATACCAGTAATTGCTGCGTTAGATATTGATGGTGAAACAGTAATTAGAGATTGTAAAGTAAGTGCGGGTGACACTTGGTTCAAATAAATCGTTGTTGATCCAATACCAATATTTGCACTAAGAGTTGTGGATGTAGTTCCTACTCCTGCTGTTGATGCAGTGCCGATAAAAACTGAAGTTGCACCAACTCCAGTAACATACACTGTTGTAAGAGCAATTCCAGAATTAGCAACTGTAATAGAACTTCCTACAGAAACTCCAGAAACACTATTTACGAAAATTTGAGTTGAACCAACACCAACTGTTGATGTGAGTGTAGTATTTAAAATTCCAAAATCTCTATATGTTACTGGAGTAATACTTGCAATACCAACAGTAAATCCAGTAGATTGAACCGTATCTGCACTAAAAGTTGATGCAGAACCTACAATTCCATAAACAGATTTAATATCAGAAATTCCATATGATGTTACTGCAACAGCAACTCTTCCGTTGCTGATTCCATTAAAACTAAAGGATTCGTTGGGTATGAAATCTCCACTCTTTTCATACAAAACTAAAGATTTTGAATTGGAAACAGCATCTTTTAAAAATGCTGTTGCTCCACTTGAATTTCCTTTTACAAATGTTGGAATCGTAAGTGTAGTTGCTTCATTTAAAGTTACTTCTGTCGTTGTTTGAATATCATAAAGAGAAATGTTCCACTGATTTAAATTTAAATTTGTAGAATTATAAGATCCAGATTCCAATTTAAAATCATAAACTCTAGCAACACCAATTTCCTTTCCTGGCGCAGTAGTAGAAATAATTCCAACTCTTTCACTTCTTAAACTTAAAACATAAGTGTTACCAATTCCAATAACTGGCGCACCATAAACTCTATTTAATTTTAGTGTAGGTCCAGTATTATAGTTAACCGAATAATTTTCTAATGTTTTTGTTGTTCTTGGTTTTGGTAAGTCTAAAAATGTTGGGCTAATAGTTTCAATTTCATATCCCCTTACGAATGCTTTTCCAGGAGATATTTGATAGACGGCTAAATCATCTGATGGAGTTGATCCTCCATATGTAAATTGTCCGACATTAAAAATACCCTGATTTCCTACTCCATCATTTAATGAATTTTTTACAGAAACATCAAAGGGAGTTACGTAATAATCTCCAGATTCTGCATAAGTTCTTCTTGCCAGTTCATCTGTAATTGCACTGTAAGCAGTTGTTTTTACTTGTGAAGAAAGAACACCATCTTTAACAGTTGCTAACTCTATAAAATTATTATCGTTAAAATCATCTAAACTTTTTTTAAATAATGAAACCGAAATTTTTAGTCTATCGGCACCTGGTGATGAATAATTATTAAATCCCTGAGAGTTGTCATTTAATCCTTGATCTTGATCCGAATTGACAATTTGTTCATTAACAAATAATCCAATTCTATAGTTTGGTTTATTGCTATATTGATCTAAAATTAATGTCTCGCTATCTACATTTACAAATTGTCCACGAACAAAATATACGCCTTGGGTAATTGAAAATGCTGATGCAATCGAAGTTGAATTATTTGCAACAGTAATACCAAACGGAGATCCTGCAGTTATTGAAGTATTGCCAAGAAGTCCTGAACTAACGGTTATATTTGAGGTTAATGTTTCCCCGTCAGAAAAATATTGAGATGAATTATTTTGTGTACTACTACCAACATAACTTACATATAACGTTATATTCCCTCTTTCCGATACATCTGAAGATAACACCTTTTCAACAACTGCAGTAACTCCAGAAGTTTGTCCTGTAATTTTTGAACCTACAATTTGACTTATATACGCAGAGAGAGGAACTCCAAGATAAGTATTATTCAGTTCTACTGCATAATATAGTGCATTATATGCGGTATTACCTGGAATAACTTTGGCACCTTCTTTAAAGAAATGCTGCCCAAACTTCTCAATTTGATTTTGTAGAATGGATTGTAAAGTTGTTAATTCTCTTGATTGAACTGGATACCCAGGCTTAAAGAGAACTTTGTAGTAGTCATTATTCGCATCAAAATCGTCAAAATATGGCGATACGTTGAGGTTAGTTTGTTGAGACATAATTCTTTAGAACTGCAAAATGACTTTGATATCTTCTTTTTGGTTTGATGATCTTGTAATAGATGGTCTATTATCTACGTAAATTACGCTGCCACTATATTTTTTAACTTCTGGACTGGCAAGACCATTTGTAAAAGATTGACCCAAGTAATATGTTCTATTATTTATTGAGGTTGATATACCAGTAAAGGTTGAATTAATTGTTAAACTAACACTACCACCAAGAATTGTTAAACTTCCTCCAGTTGATGGAGAACTGGTAAATTCTGTTAAATCAAATCCATATGATGGGGTTGATTGTGCAGTACCAACAGTATTGAACCCTGCAAGAGTTCTGTCTTGCCAGTACTTTAAAACACCGGTATTTTGATCATAACTAACCACTCTTCCAACAGCAGTTATACCTGTACCCACAGTCTGGGTAATAAATGAATCTGCAGTAAAAGATGCAGAACTATAACCTATTCCTGTTAATCTAATTGCAGAAACAGCACTTGCCTTATCAAGACTCAATAGTTGGGAGGATCCATAAGTCAATGGATTTCTTACAATCCCAACCCTAGATATTTGATTTCCAGTGATAAAATCTGGATTTTCTATATCATTCTCTATTCGAGAATAAAGAAGGACATTATATGCACCAAGTTCTCTATAAATATCTTTTCCGTGACCTCCTTGAGGAGGAATGATCACATCAAAAGTTGGTCTTGTTGTTCCCGTAGGAGCATTTCCGGAAACTAAATCAACATTACCGTAAGTGTATCCTGATCCTTGACTTGAAATTGTAATAGAATCTACTTGCTGATCATTATTGATAACTATAGTACATTCAGCACCTGTTCCATCACCTTTAATTGGTACTCTTGTGTATGTCCTATTCGCTGTTCCTACACCAACTCCTCTATCTGTGATAGTAATGATTTTAATTGAACCATCAACTGCATTATCTCTGACTGTGGAATTTTCTGAGCTAGTTTCCCAATCTGCGGGAACTGGCATAAAATCTGTGGATTCAAACTTTACAATATCACTTGGTTTAATCGTATATAGATATTTCCAAACATACCCATCACCACTAGATCCAGCAGATCTTGGCTCTAAATCGGTAAATGTTGGTTCATCTAGAGAAGGTTTTCCATTTGGAGTTTCTGGAGAAGTGCCATTTTGAAGACAAATATAAACTCTATAATCACTATTTAAAACATAATATGATGCAGAATATAAATTTGTAGATCCAGAAACATTTGCAGTATTTGACCTACTATAATCGTGACGGTACATATCATATGTTGTACCCGAAGACCAAATTCTCTTTTGAACTACTTGTCTTACATCACTTGAATTTATTTTCTTCAAAGCAATCATTGTGTCCCAATAATTACTTTCCTCGTCAAAATTATCCTTT